ACCCCTGGCTTCGGCTGAGTCGATAAAGAGTAACGAGATTATGAATGAGTGCAGCAGCTTGCTGACTTGATTTTACCCTAAGACTTGGAACCTCCTTGGCAATCGCAACATTTCCAAGCAATTCGATAAATGTCTCCTTGATTTGCAGACATAGCCCGTGCTTCTCGGCTTTCGGATAGTTTTTGAAAGTCGGGTATACCTGGAAAAAAAGTGCTTCAATTTTAGAATAAAGAATCAAGCTATCATGCTGCATTATTATCCTCAGTGAGTGCTTGGCGGCGGGTCAGGCCCGCCACACTTCGCGCCATCAGTTGCTAGTGACAAGTTCCAAGGCGGGCCGCCAACCACCAATCGAACCCGTATACGACCCGGTACCGCGAGTGAAAGTCGCAAGGTCATTGCCGCCACGAATCACGCGGTGGGCGGAGACTTCATCAGATTGCTCCTGACACCATGTGTTTCGTCCGTTTCCACTAGAGATCCCAAGATCAGACTCGCTGTACTCCGCCAAGTTTGTACCGACTTGCGGGCCACCATGACGGTCTGCCCTGTATCCATCAGTTGCAGGATCGCTTGGAACTCCAGAGGAAGCGCGGTAAATCAGCTCATTCCACTCTGAGCCCCCACCAATATCCATCTGGTACATATCGTCAGTACGATAAAGCGGGTCTGATGCTGCAAATGGGTCAGCATTTGCGCCGGTCATCATCCGAACGATGAACTCACTGCCGGCTCTCTTAACTTTCACAAGCTGATTAACAGGGTCGCCGCGCGGCGCTAGGCCGTTGTCGTCCGTGCCGTAGACAAGCCCACGCGAGTATAGGTGATCCCAGCTTGCGGAATACCGGAGCGATTTCTTTGCTATGTACTTGATCTTGCCGTTGTGCGCGAACTTCAGCCAGCCGATATCGCTATTCTGGGAAGTTCCTTCAGTGACGCCAGTGAGGAATGCTAACTCATCCCCGCTGAACAGTTCGTAAGAGCTAACTTCCCCGAAAAATCCGCTCGTCATATTGCCAGCAATCAGTTCTTGAGGACCGGGGCCGTACGTCCCGGAAGTCCCGCCAGTGCCGCCATCGCCGCCGGAAGAATAAACGCTTGCGAAAATTGAAAGAGAATCACCGGATGCTATCAGCTTGTCACCGCTTGAAAAGTCGAAGGCCTTATCTAGCGTCTTCTCGTCTGTAATCGATAGACCGCTGTATATCGTGTACGTAGCGGCCTCTGCTGCGTTGAAATACTTTAACGTTAGCGTTCCTGATCCTGTAATCAGTACCCCGTGCGCGCTTGCTTGCACCCCTTGAGGAACCTCAAAGATTACCTGGTCGGATGCTGTTAGGGATTTTGCGTGCGTCTTTAAGCTCATGGTTTAGTCCTTAAAATATCAATGCCATTAAGATTGGGTCGGGTAGTGCGACGTGATCGCTTACAACATTAGAAACGGCCGTAGCGTTGTCGTTCGCTTTCTGCTGAGCCACCAGTAACGCTGCCATCCACTCGGCGGTTGTCCGCGTGTCGAGCGTCTGGTCCGCGGTGATGTTGAACTGCTCCGGGTCGCCAAAGGCGGCGGCCTTCCGCATGTAGTGGAGCGCAGAATATAGGCCAGGACTGACCTCGGTATCCTCGGCTTCGCTTGCCCACTTCCCGGCAATGGCTTCTGAGATGGCGGAACCGGTGGCTGAATCCCCCGCCGCGCTTGCGTCATTGCTGGCCGCATTGGCGCTGTCGCCGGCTGCCGTCGCGGCGTCAATAGCGTCCTGCCGTGCCTGGTTGTAGTCGGCACTGCGAACCAGCATAGGCGACCAGTAGGTGCTGCCGCCGGAATCGTTCGGCCCTGTGCTCGTGATCGGAGCAATGCAAACGTAGGACTGGCCGTCGTCTTCTACAACGTCATACTCCACGTAGGGGGTGGCCTGCGCAAAGGCGCCTTTCCAGTTGAAGCGTACGCGGCCAAGATTAAGGGTTGGCATTATAAGGTTACCTCCAGTTCGCCAGCGGCGTTGACGATAAAATTGTTGGCGTCGGAGTAGCCGGCAAAGTGCGCGATCAGATCCGAGCCGTTCAACTCAAAGTTGATAAAATCCATGGTGGTGGTGTCGTTGATGCTCTGCGCCACTAGCGCGGCGTCGTCGGCGGCCCCTGTGGCTGTTTGCGCGTCGGCGTCTACCTGAACGGCGGTGTCGTTGACTTGCTGCTCCACGCCTTGAATGTTGTTTTCGCTGGTCGCAGCTGCCTGAGCTGAATCGCCGGCACTGTTGGCCGACTGTATGGCTGTCGTCTCTGCGCTCGTGGCGCTCTGTTCCAGCTGAAGCACCCGGCTCTCGGCGGCGGCAACGGCCAGACTGGAACCTCGTGCTGACTGCTCGCTGGCCTGCGCGTCCAGAGCGTAGAAAGCGGCGCCCCGAATACCGCTCTCGACCACGGTCAAACTGCTGGCCCACTTCCCGGCCTTGTCCCGGGCCGCTTCGGCGGCCTGCTTGGCCGCTTCGGCGGCCTGCTTGGCCGCTTCCACGTCCGCCACGTTGATCGCCAGATCCAGATTCGTGGTGGTAAAGGTCGCCCCGGAGGTATAGCCCAGAGTCGCCACATACAGGTTCTTACTGGTGGGGTCGCGCAGAACGTCGTTGAGGAAATAGTCAGTGGTCGCGGCCCAGTCGCCCCGGTAATTAAAGCCGGCGGTCAGTGCCAGATCGCCGTCTAAATCAAAGCCCAGCACCTTGCGCTGGCGCTGCAAGGCGGTGGCGTCAAACTCCTGGCTTAGCATGCCTTCCTCGAAAGGGAACTTCAGGGCGCGGCGAGCGTCCTTCTCGACTTCCTCCATGCCCGCCTGTACCTGGTCAAATTTCTCTCCAACCGCGCCGGACTCGACGGTGGTGCCTGGCTGGAAGCGCTGGCCAAGGTCGGAGTTGTCGTAATACGTCTCAGCCACGGCGGTTTCTCCTTATATCGAAACTCAAGTCATACCCCAGCAGCTCATGCGGCTGCTTGCTGGATTCTGAATAGATGGCGAAGTTAATTGAGGTGCCGGTTCCGGTAATATCCATCGGCTCCTGGCCAAGAAACGGCACGGACCACCGAAACTCATCCCAGTTGGCGGCGTCCCAGAGTCCTCCCCCGAGCATGAAACTGATGGGCTGCCTTCGCGGTGCAGCGGTTTCAATGCCGCCATAGTCGAAATCCGGCAAGGCCCAAATGCTGGCGTCGCTGCCGGAGCGCACATCGAAAAAGGCCCGGCGGAAACGCTTTCGGGTGGATGGAGACTTGAGGTCGGTATACGCCAGTGTTAGAAAGGCGCGAATGGGCTGGCCGTTAAAGCTGTTGCCGCTGTCCAGCCGATACACCAAGCCCTTGTCGTCGCCAAACATCAAGAACTCTTCCCCGCTGGACAGCTCGGCGCTGTGACACACGGCCACCTGATCCGGAAACCGGATTTGTCCGATCCCGGTCGGGCTCACATACAGACCGCTGCCGTCATCAAAGAAGACGCGGTATTGCGCCTTGGTCTTGGAGATGCTGCTGGCCACCACTCGGTTGGCCAGTCCGCCACCCGAGAACAGCGGCTCCACCGGTGCGCCCGGCTGCAGCGCGGTGAAGTCCCCGAACTCTTGCGCCGCCCGCAAGGTGGTAATCCCGCGCTCGGTGACAAAGTACGGCATGAGTAGCGATTGCGCGGAATAGCTGCGGCAGCCCACACCTGGAATGGTGACCTCCAGTGCAAAGTTCGACGCGCTGGTGCCTCTGAGCATCTGCACGCTGTCCCGCGTGAGCACATGAAGAACCCCGCCGACGCCGCGAATAATGCCGGTTAATCGCTGGCCTACGCCAATCTCGCCGGCACCGCCGGTGGATGCGTCATAGTTGGCCGGATCGCCAATGCCGGAGAACTGCAGGCTGCCTTTCGGGAAGCCAAGAAACAGGTGGTTCTGGTGCAGGGCGATCATTGTGGCGCCGGCTGGTGCGTTGGCGAGAATGGTCAGGGAACCGTCCTGCGCCAGCTCAAACGGCTTTGCGCCGCCCACGCCATACAGGGCGTTGCCCGCATCGGTGGCGTAGGGATTGCCCTCATCGAACTCATGCCGGTTTGGTGATAGCTCGCCGCCCGTGCCGATCACCTCCCAAGTGGCACCGTCCAGACTCAAACTGTAAAGGGTAGCCGTGCCGGCGGTAGCGTCTTCGCGAATGGCGTATTTCCGGTCGTAGAACGTGGCCACACCAAGGACGGGCCCTTGCCCCGGCACTTCCGGTCCCATCTGCGCGTAGCCCTTAACGCTTCGGTAGCCGCCGTTCACCGGCGTCTCATAATTCACGCACGCGAGCGCAGCGCCGGGCGCCATCTGCCGGGTAGGCGTGATCAGATCAAGGCCGCCGCCGAGTTTGATGTATGCAGATCGACTCACGCTAAAGGCCCTCCGGACATCATGGGCGGCAGCTCCATCGCCACCATCTCGTGCAGGATTCCGGCCTCGCCTGAGCGGGCCGCCTGAACCACCTCTGGGGCGTTTTCGTACAATCCGTAATACAGCATGGCGCGATAGACGATCACCATATGGTAGCGCTCAGGGAGTCGCGGAGTGGTACCGCCTTCAATCAATGCCTGCGGCGTTCGCCAGTATTCAAAGGTGACTTGCCCGTCCTGATCCGGCGGCGCGTCCAACACAAGGACTCCGTCGGGCTTTTGCGTGATGAACCTTGGGTAAGTGTTGCCGCCGTCCTGTACGTCGTGTTTGCGGAACTCGTCCCAACGCTGGGCGAGCAGCGTTCGCCCATTGCACTTCAAAGTGGCCTCGTCCCACGCGCCCATATCAGCCGGCGGTGAATAAGTCCGAAAGCCGGTTTCGATCGGGATGCTGGCCTCAGCCCACGCAAAGCGCCAACTGTGCCGGCTCATCTGAATTTCACGCCAGGCTTGCGGCACCCAGCTTACAAAGCGAGCGTATTCGCCATGTTGAGCACTCACGCTGGCCGGGCCTGAGCCGGCAGCGCCCACTTCCTGGCGCAAACGCTGGCAAAGCTCCAGAAAGGTCATAGATTAAGCCTCGTCGGTGACTTCACGGATAATCTGGAACGGGTAGCTCTGAACTTCCGTGCGCTCCATGGTCCCCGGGTCGTAATGGTGCTGGGTGGCGCATTTGAGGACTTCCACTATCGACTCCGACACAACGGCTTTCTCGCCTCGCTTGATTACGAAGCTCTTGCCGTTGATGCCGCCTTGAACCGGCTGCTTGTCCTGCTCATGGGTGGCAATGATGATTTCGAACTGACGCTCTTTGGCATTGCCGGTAGCAACAGGGGCTGACTTTGAAAGAGAGATTGCGTCGCCGCCCAGGGCTTCGGCGATCTTTTTTCTAAGACCGTCGTCGCCAATGTTGTGGGGGAAACTCAGGCCAAGATCCTTAGCGGTGGTTTCCAGTTCCTCGCGGCTCATGTTGCTTGGATTAATGTCGCTCATGATTTGGTGCCTTCAATCAGATAAAGAAACCCCGGCGCTAGGCCGGGGCTGTGGGGTTACAGGGCAGAGGCACACGTCTCTATACGTGCCATCCAACCTTCGTTAAGAACCTTCGCAACGTAATAGGCTTTCCAGCCCACCGAGCCACGCTGGCCAAGCTGGTCGCCACCACGCGGGGTATTGGGGTTCAATACCATCGGGGTCATAGCACCGGCGCCCTTGAGCGGGATCAGGCCATACGACTCTTTGCCCACAATGACGATGGGGTACACGTCTGCATCGCTGCCGCCGGTGGACAGAACGCCGTTGGTTGAAGCCGCGCCGCCCGCGTTAGCGAAGCTATCCAGCACCGGGCTCAGGCAGTAACGCACATCCTCGACCTTGCCGATTTCATACGGCAGCGCCTTCATGGTTCCGTACTTCTCAGTCGGGGTGAAGCCCGAAATGTCGCGAATGTCCGCTTCCAGGTCGGTGTGTGCGAACGCGACGAAAGCCGCGTCTACCGGCTCAGTGGAGTAGTTCGGAGAGGCGCCGACCATAGAAGTGATTTTCTTCGCACGGTTGCCCTTGAGCGAGCGCGTGACGGCACGTTGCTTGGCCAGACCGTAAACGCTGTCCACGCCACCACGGGTGGATCCGTTGGCGAAGAACACGTTAGTCCCTGCCCGGATCGCGCCCCAGGTCTGGTACTCGATGGTTTCGGCCGCTTGCTCACCGCACAACGTGGAGGCATCGGCAAGAACCGGATCTTCAGCCAGGTCGTGTACCACATCGGTAATCTCGACCCACGCGCCCCATTGCTTGATCTGAACGGTCACATCTTCGTAAGCCATCTGCTGAGAGGATGGCGTGACACCCTCGGTCAGGGCCGTGGTAATGTTCGCGAACGGGACCGGGCGACGGAACTTAACGGTATCCGCTTTGTTCTTGGGCAAGGGCTTGGACTGGCCGAGCTTGGACAGGATAAGGATGGGCTCTGCGTGAGCCAGCATTTCGGTCGCTGCGTATGCTGCAGTACGTTGGGAGATATCGCCGTAGTTGGTGATAGCCATGATGAATTACTCCAATCAAATTTTTGAGTTACCGCGCTTTCTTTTTCGCGGCGTAGTGTTCAAAGGCCGCGTCAAACTCTTCTGGCGCTCCACCGCGTGTCGCCGCTCCACGGCGGCTGACGGTCTGGGCGTTTTCCAGTCGGGCTTTTCGCTTGTCGTGCTTTGGGGCACGGCTGTCTTCATCGCCCGTGGCGCTCGTTCCCTTGTAGAAATCCAGTAACGCGGACGCATCGTCGGCGCTGTCGGACCCTGTTAGGGCTTGAATGCTGGGGTTCTGAGTGGTTAGCCATGTATCAAATTCGGGCGCATTGACCACTTCTCGCCAATCGGCATGCCGGCTTTCTAAGCGGGCGTACTCTGACTGAAGCTGTTGCTGATGGGCCTGCTCTTGCATGGGCTGTAC